TCTCCAAATCATGAAGACAGCATCAAAGATGCCATTGCTTACATTTCAATATACAAGACGGTGCTGGAAGCAGAGCTCGACGTCAATTACACCTGGGGGAATGACTAATGGCATTTAATTTACAAGATTACGAAACAGTCGAGAGCCGACTAGAAAAGTTTTGGAAGGATAATGAAAATGGAAGAATATCAACGAAGCTTGAACAGGCCACAGACACTAGATACATTGTTAGTGCTGAATTATTTAAAACACAAACCGATGAAAGGCCGTGGGCGACTGGGCTTGCTAGTGAGAGCATTAGTGATCGGGGTGTTAATTCAACGTCTGCATTGGAGAACGCTGAGACTTCAGCGATCGGCAGAGCACTTGCAAATGCTGGTTATGCAGCTAAGGGAAAAAGAGCGAGCCGTGAAGAAATGGCAAAAGTAAATGCACAAGAAACAAACACATTTAGACCTAAATATGGCGCACCAGGATCAAAGTCAGCTGCTATGGAGTATGCGCTTCATATTGTTGAGACACAATCTAAAGCTACTGCTAACGAGCCTGTGCCTGTTACTTGGTCTGTTGGCGAAACTATTAGCGAAGTTGGCCAAGTACCTGATGTTAGTTTTGTTTGCAGGCATGGTGATATGGTGAAAAAGACCGGCACTGCTAAGACTGGTAAACCATATGCAGGCTTTGTATGTGTTGGAGCAAAAGGCGATCAGTGTGATGCAAAGTGGGCAAAACTCACAGCTGCTGGCACCTGGTATTGGCCTGATGATTCAGAACCAGGAAAGGGGGGCGAATAAATGGGATACGTAGAGATTATTGATGGCTCAGGTTACCTTGCACGAATGGAAAACGACAAAGTAACCATAGAGCCAACATTAGATAAATGTATGAGCTGTAATGACGACAGACTTATACACGATGGTAAGCATTTGGTATGTACTCAATGCCATTGCAGGCAATAGGGATATTATCACAATGCACCCACAATTCAAATGTAATGGCTGCAAGCGTAATACCGAGTTTCTATGGCTCGATCAGCTTGATACGCCAGAGGGCTTCAAAGCTTATCAGTGTATGGATTGTGGCACTGTGGGTGTGAAGAATATAGCAGAGGCTTTACATATACCTGATTCGGATATATGTAGATGTGATAAGTGTGGTAGTTGGAAGTTTGAAGCCGTGGTCTGCCACACTTGCCAACTGATTGGAGCAAAATGAAAGAGACAGACGAACGGTATACACCCGCATGGATATTTGAGACTCTGGGTGTTGAGTTTGATTTAGATCCTTGTTCACCACTGGGTGGCATAAAAGGCGCACCAATTAAGAATTATTACACTGCTATCGATGATGGTCTATCTAAAGACTGGTTCGGCAATGTATGGGTTAATCCGCCATTTAGTAATCCACGTCCATTTATGGAAAAACTCGTAGCTCACGGACTGGGCATTGGTCTAGTACGCATTAGTCAAAGCCAATGGGCTAAAGACCTGTGGAATAAGGCAGATGGTGTGATCTTGAATGATAAGCGTTTAAAGTTTAATCGTCAGGATGGCTCATCTGTAGGTATTCCAGCAGTTACATTTATGTTTGCCTTTGGTGAATCAAACGCCAGGGCCTTACAAAACTTCAAAGAATACAAGGTGAGATAATGCCAACATATGAATACAGTTGTAGGGAATGTGGCACGCACGGATCGATTCACAGCTCATTTAATGAGGATGTGCCTACTATGCAATGTCCTAAATGCAAGTTAGATATGAGTCGCTTGTACTCAGCACCAGGTTTGGTTTTCAAGGGCACTGGCTGGGGCAGCAAACCGTGAGTGAAGCTGGTTTCGATCATAACTGGATCGATCAATACAACATTGTGCCATTTTACGACACGCCTTCTGACCTGCGGTTATGCTAATGGATTTGACTTGGCATGCTAGGCTATAGTGAAGCAGTGGCTCTCAAAGCCACAAGGCGAGCCCGCAAGGGGAAGCTCGCAAGGTGCTGGCTAGTTGGCATAGCCTTATGTTTAGCCAACATTTTAGGCTTTGAAAAAGCACATTCCGTTTCAGCTCCTAAGACTACTCATTACAAACAATATGCATTTATGAAGTTAAATTACTCATTCACAGAGTTCTATTGTTTAGATGATCTATATACAGCTGAGTCTCGGTGGAACCCTAATGCTAAGAATGGTTCACACTATGGCATACCACAAGGTAGGAGTAAGTACCTGGCTACTGTTGATGGGTTTAAGCAGATAGAGTGGGGTATCAAGTACAACATGAATCGATATGGTTCTATGTGTAAAGCATTACATCATTTCAAAACTAAAGGATGGCATTGAGTAAACGTGAGATAGGCAGTGGGAAGTGGAAGAAGATACGCATTACTGTATTAGACCGTGATGGTTGGCAGTGTGCCATATGTAATAGACCAGCTGACTCAGTAGATCACATTTATCCTAGAGTTAAGGGTGGGTCTATGTGGGCATTAGATAACTTGCAATCATTATGTAAGTCATGTAATAGCCGTAAAGGTGGTCGTTTTTTTAGCCAGAAGGCGACCCCCCCTGTCTTTTCTGAACCTTCTCTCCCTAAGACCACCAGCACGGTGCCAGACTCACCTTTTAATAAACCTGATACGCTTAACTTCGATGCAGATTGATACAGAAATAAACCAGACTCAACGAGGGGTCGGGCTAATTGGCAGCACTGAGCCTAGAATCCACACGCCTTTACTTAAAGGTAATTCCAAAGCTCAAGAGGTAGCCGATCTAGCTGAGAAAATAGGCTTGCCCTTAATCCCATGGCAGCGATATGTGCTCGATGATCTTTTATCGGTTTCAGATGATGATACCTGGCGTAAGAAAACAGCATTAGTGCTAGTAGCACGCCAAAATGGCAAGACTCACCTGGCACGCATGTTAATCCTTAGCCATTTATTCTTATGGGGCAGTAAGAACGTTCTAGGCATGTCCTCTAATCGAAATATGGCATTAGATACATTTAGACAGGTTGCTTACACAATAGAAGATAACCAATTCTTAAAAGACCAGGTAAGACAGATAAGACTTGCTAATGGCCAAGAATCTATCAGTTTACTGAATGGAGCAAGGTATGAGATCGCAGCTGCAACTAGAGATGCACCTCGTGGTAAAACAGCAGACTTCTTATACATCGATGAGTTAAGAGAGTGGACACCAGAAGCCTTTACAGCTGCACTACCAGTTACACGTGCAAGACCTAATGCTATGACTCTAATGACTAGCAACGCAGGAGATGGGTTTAGCACAGTACTTAATGAGCTGCGCGAACGCTGTTTATCTTATCCACCAGAGAATCTTGGCTTTTATGAATGGTCAGCACCACAGCATTGTAAGATACAAGATCGTAAAGCTTGGGCTATGGCAAACCCGGCACTTGGCCATTTAATTACTGAGCAAACATTAGAAGAATCAGTCAATACAAACAGCGTAGAAGCTACACGCACTGAAATGCTATGCCAATGGATCGATAGCGCAGTCAGTCCTTGGGTGTATGGGTCTATTGAAGCATGTAGCGATAGCAGCCTAGAAATACCTGTAGGGCCAAATACAATTATGGCTTTTGATATTGCACCGACAAGACGATCTGGTGCATTAGTAATGGGTCAATTAAAAGATGGCAAGATCGCAGTAGGACTCGCACAGCTTTGGCAAAGTGAAGTGGCTATCGATGAGGTTAAGATGGCAAGCGATATAAATGAATGGGCTAAGAAGTATCACCCACACATAATCTGTTACGACAAATACGCCACACAAACATTAGCGACAAAATTAGAGCAATCAGGATGGCGCATGGAAGATGTAAGCGGCCAAATGTTTTACCAGGCTTGCAGCGACTTGGCAGATGCCCTGGCTAATATCAGACTTATACACTCAGGTCAAGCAGAGCTAGTACAGCACTTAAATAACTGCGCTGCTAAGACAAATGATGCTGGCTGGCGCATTATTAGGCGTAAATCAGCAGGCGATGTTACAGCTGCAATAAGTCTAGCCATGGTCGTAAGCCAACTAACAAAACCACAACAAACTGCGCAAATCTTTGTCTAACTTGCACCAATAGTCCGATTTATGGTATAAAGTACTTCTATGGGTCTATTGTCTGCTTTGGGAATTACCAATAAAAAAGAGTCCGTTGAAGCGCAATACGCCCCTGCCATTATGGACACAGCTTATGGCTATGGTTCATTTACAACTGGTGTTGGTAATTTCCCCGGTGGATTAGATCGTAATTATGCGATGCAAGTACCTGCTGTATCTCGTTGCAGAAATCTTATTGCTGGTGTAGTTTCCTACTTGCCATTAAAACTTTACAAAAAGTCTAATGGTGAGGTACTGGGGAGTCCTCTGTGGATCGAACAACCAGACTATCGGCAACCAAGATCCGTCACCATTTCATGGACTGTCGATAGTCTTTTGTTTTATGGCGTTGCTTATTGGCGTGTTACAGAATTATATGCAGATGATTTAAGACCATCACGATTTGAGTGGATCGCTAACAATCGAGTTACATTTACAACAAATAAGTTTGGCACAGAAGTTAGCCAGTATTATGTAGATGGCGTTGAGTCTCCGATGACTGGTATCGGTTCTCTCGTTACATTCCAAGGATTAACACAAGGCGTATTACAAACAGCATCACGCACAATTCAAAGCGCATTAGATATTGAGAAAGCCGCAGCTGTATCTGCACAAACTCCAATGCCAACTGGCTACATTAAAAACACTGGCGCAGATTTGCCTGAATCACAAGTATCAGGATTATTAGCACAATGGAAACAAAGCAGACTTAATAGATCAACAGCATATTTAACTAGCACATTATCTTACGAAACCACAGGGTTCTCTCCTAAAGATATGATGTACAACGAAGCGCAACAGTATTTAGCAACACAAATTGCAAGAGCTATGAACGTGCCTGCGTATTACATTTCTGCTGATATGAATAACAGCATGACTTACCAAAACATTATCGATGGCCGCAAAGAGTTTGTAGCGTATTCATTACAACCATTTATTTGTGCTATTGAAGATCGACTATCTATGGATGATATAACTCCACGAGGACATGTAGTTAAGTTTGCAATCGAGGAATCATTCTTGAGAGCAGACACAATGAAACGACTAGAGGCATTAGAGAAAATGATCGCCCTAGGTTTGATCGATGTGGAAGATGCTAAAGAAATGGAACAAATGACTCCTAACGGGAAAGAAGTAGAAGATGATACTTACATTCAGTAGCCAGATCGAGAGCGCAGACGGTGAGCGCAGAATCATCGCTGGCAAGATCGTGCCATACGAAGAAGTAGGCAATACTTCTGTCGGCAAAGTGGTCTTTGCTAAAGACTCCATCGAAATTGGCGATCCAGGCAAAGTCAAGATGCTAATGCAGCACAAAAACGACAAGCCTATTGGCCGCATGCAAAACTTTAACAAAGCCGAAGATGGCATCTATGCATCATTCAAAATCAGCGCATCTATGCAAGGTCAAGATGCTTTAATTCTTGCTGGCGAGCAACTAATTGATGGCCTATCAGTAGGCGTAG